CCGACATTAAAGACGCAGCGCACCAGGGGCTTCACCGGGGTGATACATTCCCCTGGAAAGTGTATAGCGACGTAGCCACCCAAAGCTCCACACTGACCGAAACTAGTACCTTGCCCGAAACTGCTTTCACTATTTCTCAGGGAACCATGACCATTACGGAGGCTGGTAACAGCGTTCCGTGGACTGGTAAATTGGATGATCTCGCTGAGCAACCAGTGGCTGAAGTAGTACGGAAGGTCTTAAAAAATGACGCCAAAAAAGCGTTTGATAATCTGGCGGCTGCTCAGTTTGATCTGTGCAAAATACGCGTGGCTTCTGCTACGGCAACCGATGCCGTGGTGACAACCACTAATGGTGCTACTGTTACGACCAATGATGTTGCTCTAGGTAAGGGCCACATTAAGGCTATCGTAGATGTCATGAAGGAACGTAATATTCCTGCGTATGCTGATGACGATTATTATTCCATCGCTTGGCCAACAACTTATCGTACATTGAAGAATGACCTGGAAACCTTAAAGTCCTATGTGGACCAAGGATTCCAAATGATCATGAACGGTGAGATTGGTCGATATGATGGCGTAAGATTCGTTGAGCAGACTCACATTGCTAAGGGAACCGGCTTAGGTACTGCTGGTGTTGCTTGGACTAATGGAAAGTCTGACTGGGCGCTATTTTTCGGAGAGGATACTGTTGCTGAAGCTGTTGCCGTACCTGAAGAAATCAGGGGCAAAATCCCTGGTGACTACGGTCGCGACAGAGGTGTAGCGTGGTATTATCTTGGTGGGTTTGGTATTACCCATACACAACAGGCACAAACCCGCATCGTGATGTGGGATAGTGCGGCATAAAGGAGAAATATTATGAGTTATAGTAATCCAACTTCTTATTGCTTCACTTATAACCATGATTTCGGTGCTGCAACTGAGGCCTTCATCTTTCGCGGTCCCTCAGGTAAACAAGGGACTATAGAAGAAGTCGAGGTTCAAGCCTATGAGACATTTAATGCCGTCACTACTGAGGCAGCAGTCAATATAGGATCTACAGCTGCAGGTGCAGAGTATGTAGCAATGGGTCTAGGAACTCTTGCCGATGGTGATGAGCGGAGAATGACGGATACGGCGGCTGATTTAGTTTTAGCAGCTCTTCCGGCTGATACTGATATTCACTTGACGCTTAAAGCTCCAACTGGCGGCACGCCTGCTGGTAAGGCATATGTTCAAATTATGATCCAGTGGTACTAAGGAGGCAATTATGGCTGAAAAGCATACGGCGCAAGGTAAAATTCCTGAGAATGGTTTGTCTTCGCTTGAAAATATTAGCGGTGAAACGCTAAAATCTTTAGGCATGGCCAGTGTTGGCCCAGACCAGAAGCCAGAAGGGATTGTTCACAAGACTATCTCTACTGATCGTGGGAAATTTGAATTTGCGTGATCAAACCGGATGGGGGTGGTACGCCACCCCCTATCCTTTTGGAGAAAGAAATGGCTAAAAGAATGAATTCTGTTGTGGCTTATATAGGTGGCCAAGTTGTAACTCCAGAAATGGGGTATGGTTCTACCGAGCCAAAACATAAGGGGTACACCAGCGGTAGTCAACTCTTCGGTGAGAGGGCTATGGAGTGCAGAGCAGAGCAAAGAATTACTAATAATGAAGGAAGAGTAAACGGTCAACTTGTGAGGTCTGGCCTCAATCATTTTGGGTGGGCTTCTTAAGAACCAGTGAAGATAATAACTATTCCCGAAAGGGAAATTGGAGAATATACTGAGGATGATTTTGGCGGAAAGAGAAATGATCCAACAGTATGTGTAGTAAGATACGGTGCATTTGGGGATATAATACAAATCTCTTCGATCCTGCCATTATTAAAAGAACAGGGCTATAGGGTTTGTGTGAATGTTACCGAGAGGGGTTATGACATATTAAAGTCAGACCCCAATGTAGACGAGTTGTTAGTGCAGAAATCTGACCAGGTTTCAAATGATAGACTAACTGAATACTGGGAGGAAATGAGTAAGTATTTTGATAAGTTTATACAATTATCAGAATCAGTTGAAAAGGAGTTATTACTTGTTCCAGATAGGTTGGAGATTTTAGATGGAGAACCTGTACTGGTTCAAGCAAATGAGAATTATCACAAGAGCAAGGAAGAGATTCACTCGTTATGTAATGTTAATTACATGGAGAGAACTCATGACATGGCCGGTGTTCCTCATAAGTTTAATCCAAAGTTCTATCCAACAAAGAAGGAAGAGTCTTGGGCTTCAGAAGTAAGAAGAAGGATTAAAACTAAACATGTTGTTATGTGGGCTCTATCTGGATCATCTGTTCACAAGGTTTATCCATGGACTGATATTGTAATTTTTACGTTATTGAACAGTAGGAAGGATGTTACATTTGTAACTGTTGGTGATGATTGGTGTAAAATTTTAGAGGCCGGATGGGAAAAAGAAAAGAGGATAATAACAAAGTCTGGTAAGTGGTCAATAAGAGAAACGCTTGCATTCCTTGGGAAGTGCAATGTTGTTGTTGGTCCTGAAACAGGCGTTCTGAATGCCGCTTCCACTTTGAACTGTCACAAAACTGTGATGCTTTCTCACTCTTCGGAAGAGAACCTTTCAAAGCATTGGAAAAATACAACAACTTTGGAGCCAAGCAATTATGAGAATTTCTGCTTTCCATGCCATAAGATACATTTTGGATTTAAAACTTGCAACAGAGATAAAGAGACAGGTGGCGCAATGTGTGCAGTGAATATAAAACCAGACACAGTAGTGTCAGATATATCGAGAAATCTTAGATGAGTACATATTTAGTTTTGTGCCAAGATATGGCTAGAGATATAGGAATACCAGGGACTGGCCCATCAAGTGTTACCGCTACCACCCTGTCTGAAGAAGAGAATGCTGTTGTAAGGTATGTAGCTAATGCTGATTTAGACATTCAAAGCAGATGGTTTAACTGGGATTTTCTTTGGACTGAAGCTACTATATCTGCTATTTCTGGAACATCTACATTGACTTCATCTAATACTGGGTTTCCAACAGCATTGGGTAATTGGAAATTAGATTCTGCTGTATGGAATAAGTCTGCTGATACTTACCAGGTATTGGAGTATATGGAGTGGGACAAGTATAGATATGAATACAAGTATGGGTCTGTTGCGTCTGATACTCCAGAGGTATTCACAGTAAAGCCAGATAATAACATCGACTTGTATCCAACCCCAGATGCAACAACTGCAATATCTTTTGAATACTTTGCTACGCCAACGGCTCTAGCCGCAGATTCAGATGTATCTGCAATACCGCCAAGGTTTCATAAGATAATTATAGCGAGAGCTAAAATATATTATGCAGAAAATGAGGATGCTCCAGAAATTTTATCAGGAGCACTAACAGAATTTGAAGATCTTCTTGATAAATTGGAAGCTGATCAGTTACCGTCACAGAAGAATAGAAGGTTTTCTAAAGTACAGGATTTATTTAATTATACGGTAGTGCCAGAATGACTAAGTTAAGACAGAGGCAGTTACCACCAAGCAGTCTTCAATCTAACTACTTCCCTTTTGAGGGGGGCTTGAATATTGTTGATCCTGCCTTGTCTTTAAATCCTGGTGAGCTTGTGGCCTCTAAGAATTTCGAGATTGACATTCGTGGTCGCTACAGAAGGATGGATGGATACGAGAGGTTTGATGGCCAGACTCTTCCATCGGCAATTGTATATTATAGGATTCCATTTACAATTGGTACTGCTAGAGATTCAGTGTTTAATAGCGCATTTAGTACTGCATTTGATATGCAGATTCCATCTAAAGGTGATTTGGTAAAAGGAGAAACTAGCGGAGCTATAGGTTCTATACTCCAAGTAAGCATGGAGGATATAACTGGAGATTCTTCTACAGGTTCTTTTTCTAATTCAGATGGAGAAGGATATGTATACTTTACTATTGTAAGCGGGACTCTTCAAGACGGAGAAACTATGTTTTTTCTAAACAAGGATAGCGCATTTGGCGCTGCATTTAACGTGGAGTATGGATAATGGGAACACCAACGGCATTAAGGAAAACAAGGGCAGCCCTGACCGGTACTAGCTTTGCCGATAATACTACGGGAGCTATTACGGCCCAACTGGTTAGGCAATTTGTAGAATCTGGGATGGGCGGTTATGCTTGTATCAATAACGCCGCCGGAGATGGTACTCCTGCAACCCAGACTATAACTGACTCAACAACCGAGACAATTGATTGGTCTGCTGGATCATCCGGCTCTGATGTTGTGGATGATACAGGTACTGTAACTGCTACAACTGTAGGAACGGATGCAACTTACACAACTGACCAGATCAGAATTTATGATAAAGGATTTTTTGCAATTAATTGTAACTTATATTTAAAGCAGGTAGCCGCTGCAACTAACATAACTTGGAAGGCTATGGTATCAACAGACAATACCGGAGGGGCAACTACTGATTTACCAGCTCTTAAGGCTGTTCAATATCTGGGAAATGCAACTGATGTAGGGTCTTTTAATATGTCTGGAGTGATAGATACGACTGGACATACCACTTATACAGATGTATATGCAAGAATAGCCCATGATCAAACTGCTGGAAGCGGCCAAGGCATTCAACTCTGGTATGGGCAACTGATGGTATATAGGGTAGGATAATGGGGGTTTATGCCAGCTCCTTATCTTATGGTCCGCCGGTATTAAGAGACGCATCTGTAGATGCATCGCTTGTTACTGAGCTTAGACAAGCTATTGAGGATCAAAGAAGCCTTATTGGTATAGTCCCGGGAGAGGGCAATGTTAATGGTGTATGGGTATACGGTGGAAATACCTACGCATTTAGAAATAAGTCTGGCGGTGCGTCTGCAGGAATGTACCAGAGTACATCTACTGGGTGGTCTGAAGTAGACTTAGGGCAGGCATTGAATTTTGATGGCACTACTGATGCTGGTGAACCAACTCCAGGTGATACTGGAACCCCTACTACTATAGTCGGTGGAAGTAGCGGCGCTCAAGGAGACTTAGCTGGAATCTCTTATAATGGATTATGGGAGACTGGTGCATCTGGTATTATGATATTGACTAATATTACCGGAACGTTTACTGATAATGAGAATTTAAATATGCCTCTATTGGCATATAACTCTGGTTCTATAGAGATGTCTGTAGGCGATACTATAACTGGAGCCTCCTCTGGCAAGACAGCAGTAGTTACAAGCGTTGTGATAAGCACCGGAACTATAGCTGCTGGAGATGCAGCTGGATATATTTCAGTAAAGAATAATAGTGGCACATGGACGGCCAGTGAGGCCATCAATATAAATGGAGTTGATCATGCGACCGTAAATGGAAGTAGCCAGCCTAGTAATGTTACTGTTGCTAAGGCTAATGGAGCAGTTTATGCCCAGACTTTGCAGCCTGGCGGAAAATATGAGTTTGTAAATTACAACTTTAGAGGGGAAAGCACCGGGCAAACCATGTATGGAGCTAGTACTGTTGATAACGGATTCTCATGGGATGGAACTACCTTCATCAAGTATGATACTGGAATGGACGTTGACACTCCAGAGCATGTGATCGCCCACAATAAGCACCTGTTCTTATCCTATACAAATGGGTC